GTGAGCGACCTCCTCCGGGCGACCCGTGCCGAGCTGGCCGATCTCGTGCGTCCGGTCCTGCCAGGGGGCGACGACCTCGACGAGGCACAGGCCGTCCGGGCGTTCGCCCTGGGCGCCTGGACGGGTGTGGTCGAGCCGGGCGACGCGGTCGGTGGGGTCGTCCGGGCACTGCTCGGGCCGACCGTCGGACTGCGCGTGGTGCTCGAGGCGGCGGCCGTCGGTCGTGACGAACCCCGCCCGGGGCTTCTCGCGAGAGCCCTCGTCGAGGCCGGGGCGACGGGAGACGAGGTCGGACGGCTCGATCTCGTGCGAGCACTGAACAGATGGCGGCCCCGTCTCGAGACCGCCGTGGTCCTCCGAGTGTTCCGCACGGCGACGGCGGTGGGGTCGAGGCTGCTCGTGCCGAGCACGCCGCTCTGGCCCGAGGCGCTCGACGAACTGGGCGACCACGCACCCGTGGCCCTCTGGGCGCGAGGCCCCGCGTCCGTCCCGGTGCCGGCGTCGAGCATCGCGATCGTGGGTGCTCGAGCGGCCACGGCCTACGGCGAACAGATGTCGGCCGAACTCGCCGGCGGCCTCGCCGACCGCGGCCTGGCCGTCGTCTCGGGTGCCGCATACGGCATCGACGGGGCCGCCCATCGGGCGGCCCTGGCCGCGTCGGCTACGACGATGGCGGTGATGGCCGGGGGAGTCGACCACCTCTACCCGGCCGGACACGACGACCTCCTCCGACGCATCGTCGACACGGGTGTCCTGGTCTCCGAGGCGCCGTGCGGCGGCAAGCCGTCCCGGTGGCGGTTCCTGCATTGCAAACGTAGGGTTTATGCGTGAGCATCCGAACCGCAATCTACGTGCGCCAGAGCCTTGACAAACAAGAGGGCATCGACCGGCAGCTAGCTCGCACCCGCGAGTTGGCTGCCGTTCGTGGATGGACGGTGGTGCGTGAATTTGAGGATAACGCGCAGTCCGCCACCAAATCGCGAGGCGTCAAGAGCGGCTGGGGCCAGATGCTCGCTGCCGCAGACGCCGGGGCCTTCACGCACGTTGTGGCCGTGGACCTGGACAGGTTGATCCGTTCTCAGCGAGACCTGCTGGAACTCATCGACCGGCATCTGAAGGTTGTGACCGTAGACGGCGAGGTGGACCTGTCCACCGCAGACGGCGAGTTCCGCGCGTCCATGATGGCCGCGCTTGCCCGCTTCGAGGTGCAGCGCAAGGGTGAGCGCCAGCGCCGGGCGAACCTAGACCGCGCGGCCCGAGGCAAGGCCAACCCCGGACGGCGACGGTTCGGCTACGAAACAGACGGCAGGACGCCCCGAGAGGCCGAGGCCGTTTGGGTGCGGTGGATGTTCGACCAGGCCCGGGATGGGGCCAGCATTCGGAGCATCACAGCCCGACTCATTCAGGAGGGCGTCAACCCGGGCACAGGAACCGCCTGGTCGAACCGCCGTATCCGGGACACGCTCAATAACGAGGTGTACGCGGGTGCGGTCCGTCACCTCTCTGTCGTCAACTTTGAATCGAACGTCACGCCCATTGTCGATCCCGAGGTAGCTGCCGAGGTTCGAGCCATTCTTGCTGAGCCCTCTCGCCGCAACACTCCGGGGCCGGGGGTGCGGCACCTCATGTCAGGCATCGTGCGGTGTGGTGTGTGTGACGGCCCCATGCACTACATGCGGGCCTATCGCTGCAAGGCGGATGCCAGCCACCCAAGTATCGAAAAGCGATTCGTAGACGAGCGGGTGGCCGAGGAGGTCTTTCTCTGGATTGCAGAGCACCCCGAAGCCGAGGACGGGCCGGACGGTGCCGCACTAGCACCTCTGCTGGCCGAGGCTGCCGACGTGGACCGCCAGCGCGCTCAGGCTCAAGAGATGGCTCTGTGGGATGGCGCAGACCTTCCTACCCTCCGGAAGACTCTTGCAACTCTCGGGAAGAGGGCTGAGACCTTGCGTGAGGCGATAGAAGCTATTCGGGGAGCGTCCGCCCGGTCCGGGTTTGTCGAGGCCGTACGCGGCGAATGGTGGTCTCGCCGGGAGGTGCGGGAGTTCACCGAGAACGAGCAGGCGGCTTTAGACGCCTGGCCCGCCTTCTGGGATGCCGCCGACCTGGACAAGCGGCGCGAGCTTGTGCGCTCGACCATGACCGTGACCGTCCACCCGGGGCGGGGTCCCGAACGAATAGAGGTCGAATGGTATTGACCGAGTTGGGGGGCATACTAAGACCGCCGTGGCGCGCGACACGCCGGTGGCCCGAAATGGGGCCGTGGAAAATTTTCTCCCCAACGTGTGGATAAACCCCCGGATTCCGTGCAGAACCAGGGGAGAACCGGCTTAGAAGTGTTCACAACCTGTGCATGGGCCTGTGGATAATTACAGCCGTGTAACTAACACCCGACGAGCGACAAATTCGCGTCGTAGACTCGGGGTTACCGCAGGCGGACTTGAAAGAGCCCCGCCGAACCAAACGGTTCATGCGGGGCTCTACCTTCATCGGGCGACGATCCGGTTCCTACATCTTCTCGTCGCTCACCAACCGAAAGGCACCACCATGGCCGACGGCCATTCGAGGTGCACCCCCGGGTGCACCTCCGACATTAGCAGGATTACCAATCCTGTCCGCAACGGCTCGCACGGGCTCGTACACGGATTACGGCTCGTGCAAGCCGTACTCCGAACGTTGTCCATGTTCGTCGTGTTCGTCATGAGTGTCATGGACTTGTTCGGTCTCACCGGCTAGTTCACGTACACCAACCGGAACGCCCCCACCAAATGGTGGGGGCGTTTCTCTGTTCGGTGGCCCTCCGCTGACAACCCTCAACCACTACATGAGGATAGTTCTCCTGATTGTCACATGACACGGTCACGTCGATGATGCGGATCACGGAGGCCGGACTTACTGTCGAATCAGAGGTCGTCCCCCGGCCACCAGGACCGGGGGACTACTCCTCAGGAACCGGGGGCGCAACCCCGGAACCGCTGACCGTAAGGAAGTCCCGTGCTGGAACGCATCGAGATTCACATCACTAGTCCCGCTCAGTGTAGCCATTGCGCGACACACCCTGTAGAGGGGGCCTGGCGTGTTTCCCGGGCCTGGGAGGGGGTAATTCCGCTGATTCCGGGGATTGCTCGCGCTTACGACCTCTTCAAGGGAGACGGGAGCTAGCCCAGAAAATGAGAAGGGCCCCGCGAACTACTCGCGGGGCTCTTCTTGTTTAACCGAGTGACATATTGGCTAATTAGCGTGTGGCCCACTTCGAATATAGGAAGTGAAGGCTTAGGCCATGATCCTCATGAGCGTGAATGCTTTGCCGTCGTCGGTCGGGAGCAGTGTTGGCTCAGACGAGTCAGTCCATTTCTTAAACTTCCGGTCCCACTGGCGATACTCTTTCGAGCTATCCGCCTTCTCGAACCCGCAGGCCTGACGAATGTCCACTTTGGTGCGTGGGGCGCCGTCAGACATAAGAGCCCGGACAGCCTCCAAATCGGCGTCGGTGTAGGCGGTGTGGTCACGCTGGATGACCGCAGAGTCTTTGTGGCTCGCAACCACGAACCCGTCCAGCTTCACCGGAGCCCCGTCCTTCTGTTTCCCGTCCTGGGCTGTGTCGGTAGACAGGTAAAAGCCCGCGCTTCCGGCCTTCGCAACAATCACGGTGTCCGCGTTGGACCGGATGACCGAGGACCCACGGACCCCGCCCGAGCCCTTATTGACGTGGTGGACGAGGATCACGCTTGAGCCCTCTTTGCGGTCCCGGAGCAGTTTGGCCGCGCGAAAAACCTTGGCCATCTGAGCCGCATCGTTCTCGTTCTCGATGGCTGCCAGTTGGCTCAGGGTGTCCAGGATGATGAGGTCCGGCTGGAGGTCATCAAGCAACTCGGTGAGCCGAGTGACGCTCTCTGGGTCTGACAGGTTGACACCAGACTCCAGGTAGTTGACCGCGCCCGGGGCGGGGGAGGTGTGGTGATAGTCATCCCACGCACGCACTCGTGCACCGAATGAGGACGCGCCCTCAGCAGCTACGTACAGGACGGTGCCTTGCATGGCCTTGTGGTTGGGGAACGGCGGGATGCCCGCCGCCACGCACCGGCTCAAGTGAATGGTGAGGAAGGTCTTACCAATGCCCGCCTCACCGGCCAGCACCGCAACGGTCCCCTTTTGGATCAGGTCCGGCACCCACCACTCCGGCGCGGGCCGGGCCAGAACCTCAGCCTCAGGAACTAGCCGTAGCTCATCCGCTCCAGCCATTGCCGCTTTGTAGACGGTTTCGGCTGCGTCCTTGAGGATCATTTGCTCAAGGAACTTGGACACGGCCTTGTTGAACTTCGGGTCCGACTTCGAGCTTTCGATGGTGTCTTGGACCTGCTGGGCCGTGAGGGGCGTGGAGAAGAATTGATCCTCTAGCTCATTGGCTGCCCGCTGGCGCTCATTCATCGCATCGATGCGATGCTGAGCCTCATTGGCATTGTGCTGCCGGGTAGCGGCTAGCTGTGCCTCATCGCCGGGTGATAGGTCGAATGGGGGCGGAGGTAGCTCACTCATCGCGGTCACCGCCGTGCAGCTCGTCTACGGCCTCAGTGAGCCAACGGAGCATGGCCCACGCCTCGCCAGCCGAGATGGCGTCATCGGGGGCGCTCATGACCGGACCTCGAAACGTCCGGTCTCGATCTTGAATTCAACAATCAGGGACGAGCTGCCGACCAGGTCGCCCCAAAGTAGAGGATCGTCTACGACCCTGATTGGTAGGCGCTGGTGCAGAATGCGGCGATTCATCGCCTCATGGACCTGGTGGACGGTGAAATCATCGTCATGCAGGGGCACGGTGTAATTAGGGCTGCCCTTTTCATCTGGGTCCCTGTAGAGGGCGATCCCCAGAATGCGGCGGGCCTCGTAGCGGTCGTCTTCAAGGTAGATGGCAACGAGAGTTTGTGATGATGTCATGGTTACATCAACTGCTGTGTAGGACACTGTGTATTCTTTCTCTTGTGAGGTACGCACTTTGGTGGCGCATGTCTATGATTACACAATAATCAAACATCAAGGTGAGCCTAACATATATGACTTTCGAGTCAAGTTTCGGAAAGTTAGACACAGAATTAGACACTCTTTTAGACACCTGAGGCACCCTCTACCCCCTGGGATCGTTGATTTTCCGGGGTTTAGACACGTTAGACACCGAAAGTTAGACACCCATGCCACACCCGTAGGGTGGCGTGTGTCTAATGGTGGTATGTCTAGAAATAAACTGTTGCATGGTTGTCTGCTTGACATATGACGGGGTGCAGTAGGCTCCCGTCACTTGTTTGAGTGTATGCCATAATATAAGTATGAACAAGACATGTCAGATAGAGGGGTGCGCAGGTGTGCACTATGCCCTCGGCATGTGCCAGCGCCACCACAAGGCGGATTGGCTAAGGCGGACCACCGCACCTATCCGCCACCACTCTGAGGCCGGATACCAGCGTGGCTGCCGTGAGGAATGCTGCCGCACAGCACACGCCACGTACGCACGTGAGCGTCGAGCAGGGGATGCCTCATGAGCCAGTACTCATCATCAGGGCCTGAGTGGCAGGCCCTGCGGCTACAGGTGTTGGCCCGTGACAACCACCAGTGCCAGTGGTGTGGGAAGCCTGACCTTGCAGGTGCAGACGCGACGGTTGACCACTTGATTAGTCGCAAGTCAGGCGGCGAAGACTCGCTCACCAATTGCATAACGTCCTGTAGGTCATGCAACAGCATCAAGGGTGCGAACGAGCTGGTCCGAATGGCCGGATACAACCCGAAATATCTCGATCACCTCTGACCCTCAGGCCCGGGGGCTTTTCCGTCAGAGCACGGAACACCCCGCCTCCACCTCTTCTCTACGCAAACCAAACCCGAAAGATTTGAAATGGCCCGTCTGCCAACCACCTATACCGGGGCCGTCCGCGCATTCATCACGGCACACCCCGAGCTGACGGCCACCGACACCCCGGCACTCGTACAGCTCAAGGCTCTCGCGAAAGAACTCGACGCCGATCCGAGTCAGGGCGCATTGCAGTCCCAGTTTGGGCTCGTCTATCGCAGCCTGGTCAAGCGTGTGGACGCCATGGCCAACCCCGTGACCACCGACCCTCTTGAGGCTGAACTCGCCGCTCTCGAAAAGCGGTAAGCGCGGTGAGAGTTACCCCGCCCCTGTCACCGGATTTCGAGGCCGACATAGATCGGTATCTGCCGGTCATTCAGCGAGCCTGGAAATCGGGGACGGGGTACTTTCTCGCCGCCTGGCAGGTTGCGATTCTCCGCGGTGCGACCGAGCTGTACCCCGAGGGTCACCCTCGCGCGGGTCAACTGAGACACCGCCAGGCCTTCCTTTCGGTGGGACGCCAGGCCGGAAAGTCCGAACTCACGGCGGCATTCGGTTTGTATTTGCTGCTCCGCGATCTTCGGGGCGCGTACGTGGTTGGTGTCGCCCGCAGCCGGGAACAGGCGGCGTTGATTTATGACAGGACCCTCGCCGTCATCCAGTCGAATCCGGCCCTTGCCAGCCGGTTCAAAAAGCTCACAGAGACCCGGGGCATCCGAGCGGTCGCGGGTGGACGCTACGAGCTAAAGGCCTCATCCTCGGCCAGCCTCCAGGGCATCCCCGTCAGCGGGGGAGTGTGCGACGAGCTGCACCTCCTGAAGCCTGAGGTGTGGGACGCACTAGTCGCCGGAACCGGTGGACGAGCGAACACCCTTGTCTTCGGTGCCACGACAGCCGGTGACGATGACTCGGAACTCCTGCTCCGTCTCTACGACAACGCCGAGAAGAGTTTCACCGGCGAGCTGGACCGATTCTTTGCATGCATTTACGAGGCCCCTGAGGCCCGTGTACCGGACGATGACGAGACGTTGGCCGCGTATCTCACCGCCGCGAATCCCGCCGTTGCTGCCGGATATAAGGATGTCGAGGCCGTCATCTCGGATGTTCGCGCCCTACCGGCTAGTGAAGCCGTTCGGTACTTTCTCAATCGGTTCACCTCTGGGGATGCCGGGTGGATGGACCTGAGCATGTGGGCGCAATGCACTGCGACCGAGCCATTCCCCGAGGGTCGGCCCATCATCTCGATTGACCGCACCAATGACTGGAAGTCCGCCACCATCGCCGCCGCGGTCAAAGACGATGCCGGAACAGTTTTCACCGAACTCGTTGCGTGGCCGCGCAACCCATCCATCGACCGCCTCGAACGCCTGTGCGTCCATCTCTACGGGCGGGGAGTTGCCCTATTTGTCATGGACAGCTTCACCCTGAAAGAGCTGGGGATGCGTCTCAAGGGGAGGGGTATGCCGGTTCGTTTCATCGGCATGAGCGAGGTCTACAGCAGTGCCAGCCTCTTCTACTCGAAGGTCGCGCACAAACAGGTGCAGCACGGCGGAGACCTGCTCTTGACCGTGCAGGTGCCCCGGGCTGCAACGAAGGCCAGAGGAGACGCATACCGGATCGTCAAAGGCCCCAGCCTGACTGATATCGATTCGGTTATCGCGACGGTGAACGCGGTCTACATTGCGGAAACCTATAACGATTCCGGGCTACAAATCTTCTAACCCTCACATCACTATCCTACATATCAGGTAGAATGTTAGAAGTAAACATTCGAATGTAGGGAACACTGTGGGCCGCTTCGCGGATTGGTGGATGGGCGTTGAGACCCGTGCTGATGACAGCACCGGGACTCCGCCTGTCAGCGCGCCCTCAAGCATCACGATTGCCCCAGCGCGTGACGAGAATCCCCGAGGCGTCAACGCTGCACAGGCTATGACCCTCGGCACCGTCTATCGGGCGGTCGCGCTCTACGGCACCGCCTCAAAGCAACTCAGCTTTGACGTGTACCGCGGGGAACGCCTAGTTGCAGCCCCGGCTCACATTCGCCAGCCCAATACGTCACTCTCGCAGCGGGCCTTCATCGAGACCACCGTCACGTCTCTCGCTCTGGACGGGAATGCGTTTTGGCTAGTCACTCGTGACTCATCGGGCAAGGTGCTGAACCTCGACGTGCTCGACTCCACAAGGGTCAACATCGAGAAAGATACAGACGGTGGGATCACCGGCTACCGATCCGGCACCGAGTTCTATCGCCCTGACCGAATCCGTCATCTTCGCCTCACGCGAGTGCCCGGCCAGGATAGGGCGCTCGGCCCGATTCAGGCGGCTCAGCTCGAACTACGCGGTGCCATTGATACCCGCGACTACGCATCGAATTGGTTCAAAGACTCGGGTGTCCCTAACGGCGTTCTCAAGTCAGACCAGGCTCTCACCTTGGAATCCGCCAAGCAGTTCCGCGAGGCGTGGGAAGAGTCCCGCGGGGGTAAGCATGGCACCGCCGTTCTCGGACAGGGCCTCGACTACAAGCCTGTTTTCCTTGACCCCAAGTCTGCTCAGTGGCTTGAGTCTCAGCGATTCAGCACCACCCAGGTAGCCCGACTCTTCGGCATCCCCGCCGCCCTTCTGCTCGCAGACGTGGAGGGCACCTCTCAGACGTACTCGAACATCTCGCAGTCCTGGACCGAATTCGCCCGCTTCGGGCTCACGGCCTATATCTCCGAAATCGAAGACGCCTTCTCGGCTCTCGTTCCCGGCACGGGCATCGTCCGCGCGAACTATGAGGGGCTGCTCCGTGCAGACACCACGACGCGATACCTCGCGCACCAGGTTGCCCTCACATCCGGATTCCTCACGCCAAACGAGGTCCGCGCCATCGAGGGCCTTCCTCCGCTCACCGGAGGGGACGTGCTCAGCGCCGGCTCTGCTCCGGCGCCAACTTCCGATACCCCCGAGGTGACCTCGTGACCGAACTCGAAACTCGCTCAGTCGAGCTACGCGCAGATGCCGACACCGGCACCGTTGAGGGCATCGCCGTCCCATGGGGCCAGCGCGCCACCATCGGCGGTGCATTCGAAGAGATGTTCGAACGTGGCTCTATTGTCGCCCAGGACGTGAAGTTGTTCTGGCAGCACCGCGAAGTCATCGGCAAGGTCATCGCCTCCGAGGATCGCGAGGATGGTCTCTTCATCCGCGCCCAAATCAGCGACACAACGCAAGGTCGTGACGCCCGAGCGCTGCTGAAAGACGGCGTTGTGGATCGGTTCTCGGTCGGCTTCATCCCCATGGAGCACCGCACTGAAAAGGACGGCCTGATCGTCCGTACTCGCGTGGACCTTCGTGAGGTCTCTGCCGTCACATTCCCCGCCTACTCCGGAGCCACGATCACCGAGGCCCGTAACCAAACACCACCTATCCCTAAGGAAAACACCGTGTCCGAAAACACCGACTTCACCGCTGACCTCACCGAGGTTCGCGAGTCCGTTGAGTCCCTTGACCGCCGATTTGAAGTACTCGCAGCTTCACGACTATCCGAGCGGGGTGAGCCCGCAATCGACAAGCGTTCCGCGGGTGCCGTTCTCAAGGCAGCCGTAGAGGGTGACGAGCCCACCATCGAGATGCTGAACCGTGCCTACACCGGTGGCGTTCTGGCCGATGGCTACACGCCCAACGCATACGTCGGTGACCTCACACGTCTTATCGACAACGCGTCCCCTATCCGTTCCGTCTTCTCCAAGGGCACCCTGCCCAGCACGGGACGTTTCCTTGAGTACACGCAGCTCAAGAGCAACACCAGCACGGTCAGCCAGCAGGTCAAGGAAGGCGACACACTTGCCTACGGCAAGGTCGCTGTTGAGTCCAAGACCGCCCCGATTTTTACTTACGGTGGCTACACCTCACTCAGCCGCCAGGAAATTGAGCGCAGCCAGGTCAACATGCTGACCCTCGCCCTTAACGCCCAGGCCATCGCCGCAGCTCGCCAGCTTGACGCTAACTTCCGCGTCGAGTTTGACAAGGCTGTCGCTGACGCCCGCACGGCTGGCAACAACATCGGCACAGGTGGCGTTCCAGGCACGGCCACCGACTGGCTCGGCACCATCGTTGACGCCGCGGGCCAGTTCCAGGACAACGGCCTCAGCCTCGACGGTCTGCTCGTGGACTCCTCCACGTTCAAGCAGTTCCTAGGTCTCTCGGGTTCGGACGGTCGTCCGCTCATGAGCATCTCGGGCCAAGCCGTCAACACGGTCGGCACCGCAGTTCCCCGCACTCTCCGCGGTGAGATTGCCGGAGTGCAGATCGTTGCTGACCCTGCCCTGACCGTTGACAGCGTGGCGTTCTACAACGCCGACGCCCTCCGTGAGTACACCAGCCCCTTCGTCCGTCTCTCGGACGGAGACATCACGAACCTGACCAACCAGTACTCGCTCTATTTCTACGGAGCTATTGCTCACGAGCTACCCGTAGGAATCGTTCCTGTCGGAGTCGGTGCGTAACCCGTGATCACGCTGGAAGACCTCCGAGCCTACGTCGGGGCCACGGCCCGTGACGATGCCGACCTCCAACGCGCCCTGGCAACAGGTGTCGCGTTGGTGGATCGGTTCATCGGCGCGGCCACGGTCCCGGCACCGGTTGTCGAGCAGGCCTATTTGGTTGCCGCCTCGGAGGTCTTCCAGCGCAAGAGCGCGCCTATGGGAATCAGTCAGTTCGCCACGGCGGACGGGGCACCCATGCGAGTGAACCGTGACCCCATGGTTTCGGTCCTGCCGATCCTCGCCCCATTCATCGGGCCGGGGGTCGCATGAATCTCGCAGCCGAACGGGAGTACGTCCGCAACATCCTCGCTGACCTGATCGGTGAGAACGGTGCCGCGTACACGTACATCCCAGAACGCACCACGCTCCCGGCGTACCTCGTGACACCGAACAGCCCGTACATCAGCAACGGGCAGACCTATGGCACCGCAACCCTCCGCCTGGAAGTGACATACGTGTCCTCTCACGGGGGCAACGAAAAGGTCACACAAGAGGTGGATGACGCAATCTCCGCCGCCGTGGTCGCCCTCATGCAAGACCCCGCCTCGCGAATCGCCATTGACGGTGCCGATCAGCCACATAGCATCCGGCTCAACGGCCAGGACTACCTCTCCCAATCCATCCAGATCAGTTTCAAAATCGACCTTTAGGAAAACCCAAAATGCCTAGCACTCGCCTCAAGGGCTCCGGCCTGAGCTTCACGGTCGGAACCACCGACTTTGCCGCAGACGCCACGAACGTGCGCATCACATACGGTGACGCCGATTCCGGAACCGTCACCTTTGCAGATGCCGCCGCTGGCACCACGCAGCAGGCAACCATCGCCGGAACCATGATTCAGTCCCTCACCAGTTCCAGCTTCTGGCGTTATGCCTACGCGAACTCCGGTAAGGAAATCGCGTTCAAGTACGCTCCCGGCCTCAACACCACAGCCACCGCCGACAAGCCAATTTTCTCGGGCACTGTCCGTATTGGTAACCGCCCTGACTTGGGTGGCGACGCCCAGGTGAGCGGTGACGACTGGACCGCCGACTTCGAGTGGAAAGTCATCGGAGACGTAGTTATGGCGGTCTCCTAAGCATGGCCGCACCCGTCACCGTCCGCGTGGAAGGCCTGAACAAAACGATTCGGGCCCTCCGCAAAAGCGGTGCCGACATGCAGGACATGAAAAACCTTATGCACGAAATTGGCCAGTTGATCGTCAACGCGACCGACGCGCCTCGTGCATCAGGCAACCTCGCCGGAACCGTCCGCGCTGGACGGGGAGCCACGAAGGCCGTCGTCCGAGCCGGGGGAGCGCGAGCCCCCTACGCCGGAGTCCAGAACTACGGCTGGCCCGCTCGCAACATTCCTGGCACTCGCTACCTCAACGAGGCAGCAGAACGCGAGAAGGGCAACGCCCTCTCGACTCTCGATCAAGGCATCGGAGAAATCCTCCGCCGCAACGATCTGCAATAACCATCACAAGAAACGGAAAACAAATGTCCAACAAATTTGACTTCGAGAACCTGACCATCGGGGAAATCGACTTCATCGAAAAGACCACCGGTCGATCCGCCAGCACCATCGGTCGAGACGAGACCCCGCAGGGTGCCCTTCTCATGGCCCTAGTCACAGTCTTCAAACGCCGCAACGGTGAGCCCCAGTTCACCACCGTTGATGCCTCGCTTCTCACCCTCTCCGAAGCAAACGCGATCATCGGCGGTGACGAGGACGAGAACTCCCAAGCGGGGGAATAGCAAACCGGAGGGCTCAGGACTTGGCGACATTCGTCGTCCACCTCGGGCTCTCGCCCTCCGAGTACCGAGCCCTCACCGTTCGCGAACGGAACGCGATCATTCGCGAAGCGAACAAGCGCAAGTGACCCCTTAGCCGCTCTGGCAGGTTTTCCGTTTCCTGCCAGAGCCCATATTTTCCCACGATGAAAGTAGCACGAAATGGCCGGGCAAACCGTCATCGTCAGCATTCTTGCTGACGGAAAGAAGGCAACGCAGGGCCTTGGCGAGGTTGCGTCCAGCTTCGAGAAGCTCGGCAAGATCACCGCAGGCTTCGCCGTTGGAGCGGGTATCGCCATCGGGGCCGTGGCTCTCGGTGTCGGCAAGCTTGTTGCGGATTCCATCGCCGCAGCCGCCGAGTCCGAGAAAGTCGCCGCTCAAACAGATGCCGTGGTCAAGTCCACCGGCATGGCTGCTGGCCGTAGCTCTGAGCAAATCGGAGACCTCGCTCTCAGACTGTCGAATTTGACGGGAATCGATGACGAGGTAGTCCAGTCCGCCTCGAACATCGTCGCGACGTTCACCCAGATCAAGGGTGATCAGTTCGACGCGACCACCGCAGCCGCTCTAGACATGTCCACCGCTCTAGGAACGGACGCCAGCTCCGCAGCTCAAATGCTCGGCAAGGCCTTGAACGACCCCATCGCGGGAATCGGCAAGCTCTCGAAAGCCGGTGTCACTTTCACCGATCAGCAAAAAGCTCAGATCAAGGCCATGACAGAGGCCGGTGACGTTGCCGGTGCTCAGGGCGTCATCCTGGCCGAGGTTCAGAAAGAGTTCGGCGGATCAGCCGAGGCCTACGGAAATACCTTCCTGGGTCTCAAAGACAAGGTTTCGAACGCCTTCGGCAACATCCAAGAGACGTTCGGCTCCGCGTTCCTGCCGGTCCTCTCTCAGGGGCTCGGGCAGATTGCAACCCTGCTCCAAAACGTAGGGGAGTCCGACCGATTCCTGGCGATCACCCAGAGCGTCGCTGACTTTGTAGGGGGTCTGCTCGCCGGTGCACCCGCCATCGGTTCATTCATTGGACCCCTCGCCGGTGCCGTGGCTTCGGTCTCGCCGCTCGGGGCAGTCCTCTCTTATGTGTCGCAAAACCTTGGCTCGGTTCTCCCTGCCTTCCAGGCATTCGGCGCAGCCCTCGGGTCGGCTTTCATCGCGCTGGCACCGGTGGCCGTCACCCTACTCACGAGCCTTGGCAACGTACTCGGAACCGTCATCGGTGCCGTCATGCCGGTAGTCGTCGGCCTCATCGGCACCTTTGCCGGAATCCTCACAACCCTTGTGCCCGTCATCGCTCAGGTGGCCTCCACCATCGGGGGGGCACTCATCACGATCCTGACGACTCTCGCCCCGATCATCGCGCAACTCGTGACCGCCCTCGGTCCTCTCCTGACCACGATCCTGACCGCGCTGGCACCGATCATCACGATTGTTGCCACGACGATTGGCACCCTGCTCACGGCCATCATGCCGCTAATCACCGGCGCAATCCTGCCTCTCGTCTCAGCCGTCCTGACCCTCATCACGCCGCTGCTGCAACTGGCCGTGATGATCCTGACGCCGCTCATTCAGCTATTCGTCACGATCCTGACTCCGATCCTTGGGCTCGTCAGTGTCATCGTCGGTGCCCTTGTTCCCGTCATCGGCTTCCTAGTCAACATCCTCACGGTTGTTATTGGGGTCATCACCGGGGCACTCACCGGAGCCGTCAACGGAATCACCGCTCTCTTCAACGGTGGCTTTGCCGCGGGCATTCGGAACGTCGGCAAGGTGTGGGGCGACATTTGGAACACCGTGCAGCGCGTCTTCACTGTCGTGGTTGCAGCGGTCCGCGCTGGTGTCTCTGCTCTCGTCGGATTTTTCTCCGGCGTCTGGGGCTCCATCGTCTCGGGCATCTCAGGATTCGCCACATCCATCAGCAACGGAATCGGCAATGTCGTCGGATTCTTCCGCGAGCTACCCGGACGTGTCGTCTCTGCAATCGGCAACCTCGGCTCGCTCCTGCTCTCGGCAGGTGGAGACATCATCAACGGCCTCGTGAACGGTGTCCGCAACAGCTTCGGCAAGATCGGCTCCATTGCCGCGGACATTGGTCGAAATCTGCTATCCGGTGTCAAGGGTGCCCTAGGCATCGCCTCACCATCCCGCCGCATGAAAGAGCTTGGAAAGTTCGCCATTCAGGGATTCGCCGGTGGGCTCTCCGACCTCACCCCGGTCCGCCGCGCCATGTCGAGCCTGACCGACCTTGTGACCACCACGCCCACCCTCATGGCCACCGCCGACTTCTCCGGCTCCGGCGCGGGACGCGCGGGAGTCGTCAACTACGTAACCGTCGAAATGCTCTCGCCCACACCTCAGAACGCCCGCCTCCTGGCCGAAATGCTCGATGACCACGCCCGAATGGGAGGCGCACGATGATCCGAGAACAACCCGTAATCAACAGCCTGAACGTCGAGCTAGCGGCCCCCAGTGCCGGGCTTGCTCTCAGCACGGGTCGCCTCGGGGCCGACAGCCTCAGTGCCACCGCCACCACCTGGACGACCTATTTGGGCTCAGCCCTAGACGTGTCCATTCGTCGCGGTGGGAAACGTCAAGGTGTAAGCACGTCCATCGACGTTGGCACTCTGACGATGACGCTGCTCAATGTAGGTGACCCTCGGACGGACGCCGCCGTACGCCCGAACACAGCCATTCGTGTGCGTTCAAGGGCCACAGGAGCAGCCATTTTCACGGGCCGAATTCTCGACGTAAACATGGCGCACCAGCGCAATAAGGTCACCGGCAACTTTGACCGCTACATCACTTTGACCGCGGTCGATTCGGTGACCGCCCATGCGAACACAAAGCGTTACGGAGCCATCGCCCCCAACGATCACGAGACCTTCGAACAGCGCATCAATCGTCTAGCCCTGTCCAGCCGGGCACCCATCACCACCCCTGCAATTGCCCCTGCCCGTGTGCTGTATCAACTGCCTCCCGGTGGGACGGCTGCCGAGACCGAAGCGGGATGGACAAACCTGGGAGGTGCTGCTCCTCGTGAGCAGTTCCGGGCTAACTCGGTCTTCGCCAGTCAGACGTACGTGGGCACGACCCTGAAACAGGTTGTCTACCGTCAGGCCTATTACACGGGCACGTGGTCGGATTCGTCCGCGCTCACGACATACCTTGACCCTGCAGAGGGCGCTCTAGGGCTTGTCCGCACGGTGACCGGTCTAACCCCCGGCAAGATGTACCGTCTCCGAGCCACGGCCCTTCTGCAACTAGACGGGTTTGGCGGAGACTCTGCCGGATTGGCCGCAAACGTCTACCGGCTGACTGCTGTCGGTATCGGCTCTGGGGTATCCCAGCGCCTCTCCCTCGGCGCGTCCGTTGGGTACAAGTTGCCCGCTTACGAATTCATCGCCACCGGCACGTCCGCAACTGTCGGCATAGAACTAGCAGACCGCTTCGACGCCTCCACGGGTCGCGGCGGGTACATCGAACGGGTCGGGCTAGGAGAGTTCGTCCTGGAAGAGATGGTGACCGCAGGGTCGCACATGCTCGCCTCGGTCGCTTTCGAGTCCTCTCTCGCAGAGCACTTTGACGTGGCGTGTGCATCCGTTGCCGGTGGCCGTTGGTGGGTCAACGCTGGGGGCGTAACCCAGTTCGCTGCCGGGCCGCTGACAGGATCAGCGGTCGCCTCATTCTGTGACGTGCGCCCTACTGCTACCTCTGCCCGGGCCACCTACGCCTGGGCTGGCACCGCGAACCGCTCGGAATCCACGGAGACCGTTGGCGGTGTCTCTCGACGTAACCTCGCGACCCTGCCAAATGCCGTGGCGCTCTGGACGGGGTGGGCTGGCACCAACGGAACGCTTACCTACAGCTACCTGCCTGACTCCGGTCTCGACTTCCCGTCAACGTTTGTTCGCCTGACGCAGACGAAAGACGCGACCGCGCTTCTCGTCGGACCTGGTGTCTCGTCGGTGGCTGACGTTGTGGCTGGAAAGACGTACACCGTCTCCATGTTTGGCCGCTCATCAAGGGCGGGCGCGTCACACGTCCGAGCCCGTTTCACGGGTGGGGGAGCCGAGGTAGTCAGCGCTTTGACGACGCACCAGGTGGGGGCATGGGAGCGCCGCAGCCTCACGTTCACGGCACCCTCAACGGGCAAGCTGACTGTCTATTTCTGGTGGAACGTCATTGCCAAGGTCGGCGACACCTTCGATGGCACGGCCCTTCTCGTCGAGGAAGGGTCTACCACCGCCGCCTACTTCGACGGGTCTCGCACAACACCGAACGAGTATGTCGGCCTGGACACCAGTTTCGACACTCGAAACATGGTCAATGACCTCACCCTGACCAACCGAGTCACGGGCGTCAATGACCAGGGCGAAACGGTCGGGGTAGACACCGATTCCGGATTCACCGACCCGACCAGCATCGCCACGTGGGGTACCCGCAGTGACTCGCTCAAGGTGTCGATTTATGGCTGGGACGGCTTTACGGGTGCTGTCGCTCGTCGCGCATCCGAGGTGCTGGCCGCATCGTCTAGCCCGGTTCTGACTCTTTCGAGCATCCAGTGGAACGCCTCGGAAGACCCGGCCCTAGCGGGGTCCATCGACGTGTACAGCCCCATCACGGTCACCTTCCAGGGCACCACTCAGCCCTCCCAAATCATCTCCGTCAGCCACGACATCACACCGTCCCGATGGTTGATCACCCTCGACTTAGTAAGGAACACATAAATGCCCGGCTACAAGCAATTCGCGAACGGTGCCGTACTCACCGCCGACGACGTAAACAGCTACCTAATGAGCCAAGTGCTCGTAGAGGTAGGCTCCGTCGCCGAGCGTGACGCCCTGCCCGTCCGACCCCGCACCGTCTACAGGACAGATAAGGAATGGGCCGAGAGGTACTACCCAACCTGGAACGCGACGACCGCACCCAAGGGCGTGAAGACCGCCGGGTACTACCCAATCGACCACCAGCCGACATTCAACGCAGACGTGCCCGCCGCGACCCTCGCCGCGAACACGGAGTACTTCATCGGCGCGACCACCGGCACTCCGGCACTCCCCATGACGGAGCTTGAAGACTTTGAAAACTGGCGAGCCCCGTCCACCAACCCGAGTCGCATCACACCCAACTATGAGGGGGTCTACCGCGTCACTTCATGGTCACAGTGGAATGCGAATGCAACCGGATATCGGGCAATGCGCTGCCGCAAAAACGGTGCATACGTCAAGGCTGGTCAGCAGTCCATCCTCGGAACCGGCCCCGCCGCACACATGTTCGCGCAGTGGACAACCGAGATGAATGGGACAACCGACTATCTCGACCTCGCGACAATCCACACGGGATCACAAGACCTCGGCTTCTCGGCAACCATCCTGGTCGAGTTTGTGAGGCCGATCCACCATGGCTAACACTGCCGGTGTTCAGGCCTCCATCGGCAATGTCCAGACGATGAATGCGGACGCAGCGATCTACTGGCGTCTTCTCGTGGCCGCTGTCGCCGCCGCGTGTGGTGTGTGGGTTGTCGCTACTGAGGGCACCCGCACGTACGCCCGCCAAAAGTACCTATTCGACAACCGGAACCGGCCGGGGTTTAACCCTGCCTGGTCTCCGGACAGTCCATTCGCCTACCACCTCTCCGGACGTGCAGTCGATGTGGGCTCGCAGGTCGGTTTCATTCTGACCCTCGTCTCCAAGGCCTTCTACGCCCGAGCCGGGGCCTACGGCTTCCGCGCCACAGTCAAGGGTGAGCCCTGGCACTTCGAATGGCGCTTGGAGTGGGTTCGGGCAGATATCCGCGCCTCGGTTGGCACCACCCCGGCCTCGCCAGCACCCGTCCCCTACGTCTCCCCAGAACAGAAAGATGACAACGAAATGATCACCCCCGAAGCGCAGCGCTTCATCACCGACACGGTTCGAGCCGTCGTCACCCGTGACAACCGCTACCGCCTGTACCGAAACACCGAAACCCAGAAGCTTGTGGCCGTCCGTTGGGACCTGCCTGTGGGTGACCCCGCCCGCACGATCTACCCGAACGATGACGCGCACGCCCGCCGACTCCGAGACCCGTACCAGGTGTTCGGTGACTCGCCGGAACAGGCCAAGGGTCTTAGCCCCCAGGAGTGGGCCTCACTCCATCGCCTCATCGACGGCACAGACGTTGCCTACGAGAAGAAATAGGAATCATGAATAAGACCGCCGCCTTCATTTGCTTCTCTGCTCTCGCAGCCGTGGGCCTCATCGGAGCCGTTGTGCTCGCCATCCACAGGCCTGACGCCACCGCAACATTCACGAGCTTGATCGTGACCGTCCTCGGCCTCGCCAGCGTCGCAGCCGGAACGTTCTACCAACTGGGCAAGCAGTCCGACAAGATCGACACCATTCGCACCCAAACGAACGGCACCCTCTCAAAGCTTCGTGAGGACAACGAGTCTCTGCACCAGCAAAACGCCGAGCTACGGGAGAAGCTGGGACCTGCATCGGGAAGGCATCGAGAGTTCCCTGAGTGAAGTGTCCGCAGGAGCTACTTGGACTTATCTGCGGCGAACATCGCCTGGGCGTAGTGCAGGGTCTCGGGGATAAAGAAAAGAGACTCCTTACGACGCCCTTCTAGGGCGATCATGTCTGCGACGGTGGTCATCGGGGCGCTGTTCATCCGGCTTTCGACGTGTCCCATTAAGACGGCGTACATGACGTGGATGACGACTTGTTGATCTAGTTCCAGCTTGGGTAGCTTCGAGAGGTCAAACTCAAGAGGATCTCGCCCATAGCGGTTCAGCTCTACTTTTCCTCCGACGTCGGAGGAGCCAGCAAAGTAGTCATTAAAAGAGTCCACCGCAGAATGAGCGAGGCGATTCCGGCTCTCGTTGATGTTTCTGAGTTGCTTGATGAGGACGTGGCCGTCGCTTATCTCATCGGGAAGAACCTTGCTGAGGAGGCGAAGCTTCTCCTCAGCCCCTGGCTTCTCAAGCAACGGACGGACTTTGTCAGGGTCAAGAGGATTCACAAAAACGGCGACGAGATTGCTCACCATCGAATCTAGTTGCGCCGCCCGACTGAGATACCTGCCGATGTGGGCGTACAT